TACCCCACGAAGGAGATGATTACTCTGCCTTAATGGCAAGGATTCGCAGTGCATCCGGCCAAGCCAGCGCAATATCGGTGCGCATAATCGCCCGGAAGGCCGTGACATCCTTGTGGAAGCCAATGGCATCGTTGCGTTGAATGTCAATGCCCCGCTTGTCCGCGATATAAACGGCCTGACGGAAGTCACCAACGATAAGCGCATCATCCCCCGCCTCCAGATCGCCGGGGAACTCATCGGTGACAAGCAGCGGCCGGCCCAGCAGGGTCGTGGCCATGGGGTCCGTCAGGTTCGGCACCATCAGGTAATTGCCAGCGCTGTCCTTCAGGCCCCGCAGCACAGCCTCCATGGCGCTGGAGCAGACAAAGGTGGCGTTCTTGCGGTACTTGGCCGGCAGCGCAGCCCACAGCGCCAGCACGTCATCCGCGGTCACGCTGGCACCCTTGGTCTCGATGCGCTTGATCAAAGGCTCGCCTTCGTCATCCTCAGCAGTGAGGATTCCCAAAAGGTTTGCACCATCGCCATCGCCGTTCCAATATTGCCCCTCCAGAAGTTCAGCGATTTCAGCCCGGAAGTGCTGCGCCAAATAGCCAGCAATATCTACGCCGGCATCCTGCAGCAGCTCATTGCTTACCTCCACCAAGGCCGCAGCCTTCTTCGGAATCAGCACAACCTGGTCAAAGGTCAGCTCATACGGAGTAATGGCTTCGCCTTCGCCTACCATTGCGGCCCCGCTGCCTCCAGTGCGCCTGGGATATGCAGCAGACTTGCCGGAGATAGGAGGCAGGATTCTGGCGATCCGCCTCATCACCACATCTTCATTCAGCCCGTCAATGATTTCCCTGGCGAAGTCCTCCGGGGCCAGTGCGCCACCGCTTCCACTAACCATGATCGGGTCCGGAAGCTCGGTCTCGCGAATCTCCCCGGTCCTTAGATAGTGGTTAAAGGCTTCCCTCAGCTCCAGCTTCTTTTCGCGGGTAATCACCACATCAGGAATCTTCTTGGTTTCCTTCTCCACAGTCTCTTCCTCCTTTACCTTGGTTTCCTTCTGCTCAACCGTCTCTTTATTCAGCCTCTCATCGGCCATCTTCTCAAGCTCCTTTCTGTAGTTCTCAAGGCTCCTGCAGGTCACTTCGTTGGCCGGGAAGGCCGGGAAAGCCACCGGGCTGATCTCCCAGAGTTCGGCCTCTAGGATAGTCCTCACAAACAGGCCGTCCTCATTGGCCCACTTGTCTTTGGTCACAACCATTCCAAAACTCACGCCGTCCACGTCACCGCGCCTAATGCTTTCGGCTGCATCCTTGCCGGCCGTAGTGTTCGGCAGGTCCAGTTCAAAGGCCAGGCGCTCTTCGTTGCTGTCCAGCCTCAACGTCTGGTTCTTGGTGTTCCCCAACACCTGCCCGGTGTCGTGGCTCCACAGGGCCACAACATCGCGGTTCTCCAGGTGCTTGTCAAAGCATCCTGGGGCCAGGATTTCCTGGAACTCATCACCCCAAATATCGCGCATGACTGCGCTGCGCACGTTATACAGGATACTCCCGGAAAGGGTTGCCTTCTCGCTGCTGCCGGCCGCCTTCACCTCTAAAGCAACCGGCAGGCTCCTAATCTCCTTTTTCATCCTCTTCTTCCTCCCCCAATACGCCCATGTTAAGAGGTCGGTAAATCACATCGCCGCCCTCCACCGCCGGAAGGTTCTCCAAAGCCCTCACTTCGTTCACGGTCATGAACCCTGCAGCAAGGGCTACGCGGTACGCCTGGTAACGCTTTTCTATCGTGGTGCGCACCAGGTCCCCGGTGGTAAACTCTGCATAGAGGTTCGCGTGGCCAATCAAGGACTTGTTTATGGCCTGCTCAATCCTGGAAAGCCAGGGCCTCAAGCTGTGGACCAGGAATTCTAGGTCTTGGGCCTCCTGGCTCGCATAGCTCGCCCTCTCCAGGTGGCCTAAAAGCGCAGGAGGAACTCCAAATATCCTGGCCACATCCAGGACACTGAGCTGCCGGCTCTCAAGCCATTGACTGTCCTTGTTGGAAAGACTGATCGGCTGGAACGTCATGCCCTCTTCCAGAATGGCCACTTTGCCGGCATTGTCTGCTCCACTGAACTTCTCACGCCAGGACCGCCGCAGGTTCTCTGCCGCTTCTTCCCCCAGGTGCCCCGGATGCTGTAGCACACCGCTAAGATTCGCCCCATTCTTGAAGAACGAATAGCCGTGCCTCAGCTCAGCTATTGCCCCGCCAATAGCCTCCCTGGCGAAGGTAATGGGGCTGATTCCCACAATACCGTCCAGGGTAATCCCAACAATATGCAGCACCTCTTCCGGCTCCAGCACCTGATCGCCCTTACTGGTCCTAACCACATAGGTGATCGTTCCGTTTTCCCTCTCCACGTCCACAGCCAGCGGGTCCAGCGGCCAGATAGCCTGTGGCTTGCCGCTTGACCACTCGATATAGCCGAAGAAGTTCCCATTGAGCAGCAGGTGGTTCATGATCAGCTCTTTGAACGTGAACGGTGTCTGCACGGGATTCGGACTGCGGTGCAGCAGTCTGTGAACCTGGTTTTCCTCAGCCACCTCGCGGCCGTCATCCGTTTTGCGATAGACTTTCAAGGGCAGACTGGCCACCGCTCCGCTCAGAAGGGTCACTGCCCTTAAAACAGCCGGCACTCCCAGGGCCGCCCGTGGAGTTACAATCACACCGGAAGCACTCGCCGGGCCAAGAATATCACGCCAGCCCTCCGGGTCTCTGAGGGTCATCTCCCGCTTCTCATTGGGCCTGAATATGCGCCGAAGGAAACTCATACCACCACTAACCCCCTTTCCTTGTAAACGGTCTGCTTCGTCTCGTGCCGCATCGCTCTACTTATGGCTAGAATCAAGGCCACAACGCCGTCAATGCGGTCCTTGGAGCGCGCCTTGCTCGGCTTGATATTGCCGGCAGCATCCTGCTCCAGGCTCACATTGGCCATGTTCCAGGCCAGAACAGGATGATCACCATGGCGCAGCCTCTTGCTGAGGACTAACGCCTCCAGCTCCTTGCTCGGTGCCGACAGCGAAGCGTATCCCATGCCGGTGCTCACCATCGTGGCCCCTTCCTCTCCTAGCTCCACGGCCAATTGAGTGGCGGACCACCTGTCAAAGGCGATCTCCTTTATGCGGTATTTGGAAGCCAGCTCCTGAATATCACGTTTTATCAAGCGCTGGTCTAGTACATCGCCCGGCTGGAGGGTAATGAACCCCTTCCTTGCCCAGGCCCGGTAATCAACCTCATCCCTGCGCTCAGCCGTGGCCCTGGCCTCCGGCAGCCAGAAGAACGGAAGAATGTCGTAATTGCACGGGTCTTGGTCATCAGGAAAGACAAGCACGAAGCTGGTCAAGTCGGTTGTGGCGCTCATATCCAGGCCACCATAGCACACGCGGCCCACCAGCTTCTCCGGGTCCACTGGAGCGCCGCACTGCTCCCAGCGGTGCGCCGGAATCCAGGCCGTTTCACTGCTTGTCCACTGATTGAGGAAAAGCCTCCGGAATGAGTTCTCCAGCGCCGCGCTCTCCTTGGCCTTGGCCGCCAAAGCGCGCATATCTTCGATGCTGCGAAACTCCCCAAGGGCCGGGTTCGCCTTGAGCCAGGTCTCTTCACTCTGCCAGTCGTCATCCGGGCCTGCCTCATACAGAACCGGCAAGAATGTAGGGTCTAGGTCCGGGTCCTCCTGCACGCGCTTCGCGTGCATATAGACTTCATAGAACAGACTGGCCTTGTCATAACCGGCCGTACTAATGGCTAGAAGCAGAGGCTCATCCCTACCGCCGAAGGAAGTAACCAAAGCCTCCCACATCTCCCGGCCGGTCTTGCCGGTCCAAATGTGCAGCTCATCCGCGATAACCGCCGTAGGGTTAAGGCCGTGCGCCAGCCCTCCATCGGCCGCCAGCGCCTTCAGCACGCTGCTGGTCTTGTCGTCATGAATCTCCTTCTTGTAGTCAATGATTCTCAGCCGCTTGCTCAAGGTAGGGTTCATTCTCACGAAGTCCCTGGCCTGGTTAAAGCAGATGGAAGCCTGGTCCCTGGAGCCGGCTGCCAGATAAACCTCTGCGCCGTGTTTCCCATCGCCCACCAGATGATAAAGTGCTAAAGCAGCTGCCAGAAACGTCTTTCCGTTCTTGCGCGGCAGATACAGAAGCGCTTGCCGATACTGCCTTTTTCCATCCAGGCCAAGGGTTCCGTATAGCTTTCGGATGAACTCATTCTGCCACTCCATGGGCCGGAAGGGCTGGCCAGCAAAAGGCGCTTTGCTGTGCTTTAGAAGCGATATGAACTTCAGTACCCTATCCGCTCTGCCCATTCAACCGCTCCTTACACAATAGCTCTAACAGTCGGCTTCGTTCCTCCAGGTTTAAAGTGCTTTCAATCTCAAGTATCCGATCGCCGAAAAGCAGCCGATGCTTAGGAGTTACGCCTGGCACATAGCGCATCGTTACCCTGTGAATGGTTTCCCCCTGTTGCGCACCGGCAGCCCAGTATTCTTCGCCCCTTATAGGTTCAATGGCCGCCCACGCAGTAGCCACCGTAAACCACTCCGAGACTTGATTCCCCCATTCGTCCTTAACAGACTTTTTTTCTTGTATCTCCAGCCTATGCCGTAGCTGCCCGATCTTCATAGCGCCATCCTCCGATGCGGATAGTACAGCAGACGAACCGCCTGGAGGTTCTTCTCATGAAACTGGCCCTCGCGGTCCTCATACATCAGCCCAACGTGCAGCAGCAGGCCGCTCAACACCGTGGCCGGCAGCTCATCGAACTCTTCCAGCTTTCTGCCAAGGAACGTTTCAGCGAAGTCCTTGGCGGCCGCCATGTAGCCAAGTATCAGGTCATCCTCGAAGTCGTGTTCTATTCGCAGATGCTCCTTCACACGCTCTAGGTCAAACATACGTCCACCCCTCAATCAAGAAGTTCCGACATCGGATCGCCAGTGTCCTCAGTGCCGGGAAGCTCCATTCTCATCCGCGCAGACGGCGATAGACCGAACAGCTTGATAAACTCCCTGAGTTCTTGCTGCGCGTCCCTGGCGATGTAATATTCCGGCCGCTGCTTCAGATTGCCGCTGGCCTGCTCGTACACATCGCCCTCTTCCTGAAGCACCCTCAAGTTCCTCAGATAAGTGGCCCAGGTCTCGCAGTAAAGGGCCAAGGTGTTTATGTCAAGGTCACTCAGCAGACCCATCTCCCACAAGGGCTTGGCCACCCTGCGCCACTCCTTCTTGGCCTCTTCAGAAAGCCAGGAGGGCATCTTTGGCACGGTCTGCCTCCTTCCCGCGGTGTTTGCCGCTCTTTGACGCTCCATTTCGGCCCTTTTCTTCTCTAGTTTGATAGGCCCTCGAATTCCCATGGCACACCTCTTCTAAGTGTAAAACTCAAAACCTTGACGCACAAAATGTTGACCCCCGCCGCCGGTCCCCCAGCGCCGCTTCGTACTTTTTTCACGCCCTACGGCCGTGCAGCCGCTCATGGCACTCTCGGCACAGCGCCTGGCAGTTCTTCGGTTCCAGCCGGAGGTCCGGCCGCTCCTCAACCGGAACGATGTGATGCACCACTCTGGCCATGTTCTTCTTGCATATGGCACACACCTGATTCCCCGGCTGCCTGAGGAACCAGTCACGGAACCTATCCCACAGCGTATCATAGCCGCGCTCCCGTGGCCCCGGCCTCTTGGCATCCGCTTCACGCCGCCGCTGGCGCTCCAGGTCCATGTGCTCTTCGCAGTAGCCAGAACGGTCCCATGTCAACCCTGGACACCCTGGCTTCCGACACGCCCTCGGTGGCCGCCTAGCCATCGCATCCACCCCGCTCAAATCCTCTCTTTTCATTTTACCATCGATGTTTCACGCTGTCAAGTAGTTTACCTTTACACACAAATGTTCGAGTGGTAAACAGAAGAAGAACGGGGCAGCAGCCCCGCCCTGTTCTAGAATGGAATGTCAAGTTTCTCCGGGTTAAACCTGGAACCGGTCCGCTCCTGGAGTTCCTCCACATAGATGCGCTTAACTTCATCGAGTGCAGCGATGATTTTCTCCGGCTCCAGTGAGCGGGAGCGGGCGGAGAAGGTTCGGAGGCAAAAGATAAGCGCATCCCGGTCGGGTGAGACGGTGGAAACATTGCCACCGTCTCAGAAGACCCGCGACAAAGTGGCCTCTGCTGTCGGCCTCGGTTCCGGTCGCACTTACGAAACGGCCAAGAAGGTGTGGTCTGTTAGTCATGGTAAACAAACACCCCCGGCTCTGGAACATGAAGTGAACGCTCCCACAGGCCAGTCTTGTACCTGGCTGAGTTCTCGGCCTCTTCCCTCGTTGCTGCCTCCAGCAAGGAGTGATAATGCTCTAGCTCCATGGTAGGCATGAACCCCTTGCCCCCATCGTTGACCATGGCCACAAGCTCCCCGGCTTCAGTCAAGGCCAGGGCCGCCACCCTGTGCACCTTGCAGCTGTTTCCGTCAAAGCATATCGCCCAGTAATTCTGCGCGGGAATCACCTGCTGAATCTTCTTCATTGCTCTTCACCCTTTCTGCAGCGGCCTCAAACACCGCCTGAATCTTATCTCTATTCGGCTCAAGCCAATTGCTTAGAAGCTCCTTCTGTTGCCATGCTCTCAGCAGCGGGTTATAATTGAGGCGAAGGGACCCACGCGGCCGCTGCTCCAGTCGTGCGCCGCCACAACGCAAACCGTGGAGCAGTCCGTGCAGTTCAGGGTCCTTTCGTGCTTCTGAAAGCACAGCCTCCCACCGAGAGGAATCCTCCTTCAGGTCGGGCCTAGGATCCAGGGCAGTGCTTGTCCCGTATAAGGTCCCGCCAAAAACCGCCTTTGACATAGTGAGGAACTTCCAAGAAGTATAATCGGCAGCAGACAGACTTCTCAGCTCCTGCTCATCCAGCACATAAACGCATCCCTCCTTCACTTGGCTCCGGCAGCCCGCCCGGCAGAAGGCCACCAGCCCAGCCTCCCCGTTCGCGTAGACCACAGGTTTCTTCCGCAGCTCCAGGAACACTCTGCTGAGGAAGCCCTTCACCTGTTGCTCCCGCTGGAGAACGGCAGCCCTTATCTGCTCGCGGTGCTCCAGGATTCTCTGGCGCAGCTCATCCGGCATCTCACCTTCGTAGTTCGCGACAACCTGCCCCTCCTCAACGTGGAAAGTGACACCCTGCTTCTCAAACTCATCAAGCATCTCCGGGTCCCCCTTACAACGGCAGTCTGGTTACCCTGGTTCCGCTTGCCGACACATCAGACACATCCGACACATCGTTCCTTTTTTCCCTAGAGGGACCCTGTCTCTGGCGAATAATGGAGTTTGTGTCTGTTATGTCTGTTGTGTCTGCAAGACCAACGCCCTGCCAATAGCGTTCACTCTTTGCCCCCAGGCGCACCTCCGTAAAGCCCCGCTCCATCATCATCATGCCGATCTTACGCTGGCTCAACACCGTTTCCCGGCTTCGTTCAGCCCACTGCACATATGCTTCATAGAAGTCTCTCTTCGTGACCCTGGCCAGAGGATTGAGGATGCAGCACTCATCGAAGAAATCTCCCAGCACGTCCATCTCGTTTCGATATGCCTCCGTGGCCTCAGCAACCTCTGCCGGCAAGCCCAGGCCCTCCTTCTGCCAGACAAGGCAGCCCTCGATGGCCCAGTTCAGAATACCGGGCAGCTCCTTCAGCAGTTTCTGGCCAAGGTCGGGGTCCACTTCATCCTCTGGTATTGTCACGTTGAAGGGAATCAAGCGGATGCGCCGCCATATCGCAAGGTCTGTTCCCCGGATTATAGGTTTATGGTTCGTGGCAAAGAACAGCTTAAACTGCGGTCGAAACTCGAACCACTCTGCTCTCATAAACCTGGCCGTGATTACGTCACCGCCGGAAAGCTGCTTAATGAAGGGTTCTGACAGCCGCCGGCCGCTTTCTGCTTCTACCGCTGAGACGAACCTTGCGCCTTTCAGCCTGGCCACATCATTAGGCACCCCTTCGCTTTTCCTGCTCATCAATGTAGTGGTAGGAGTATGCATCGCGTAGTCTCCCAGTAGGGCCTGGACAGTGTTAATTAAGGTAGACTTACCGTTTCGTCCGGTGCCGTAGAGGAAGAACACCACTTGCTCGCGGGTGCTGCCCGTCAACGCATAGCCAATTGCTCTCTGAACGAAGCGAATCAAGTTCTCATTGCCGTCAAAGATGCGGTCGAGGAACCCTTGCCACATTGGAGCTTCAGCTTCGGGGTCGTATTCCACGGGAGCTAGTTTCGTTATGAAGTGCGCCGGGTCGTGTGGCAGCCTCTCCCCTGTTGTCAGGTCAATGGTTCCATTCTTCACGTTCAACAACCACGGGTCTTGGTCAAAGTCGTCCATCGTGATGGGGAGAAACTTGGCAGCAGTCTCGATCATGGCCTGAACCCTTGCCTTGTTCTCCAAGGCCCCGGCAATCTTACGCCAGGCTCGCCTCTTCTCTTCGTCCTCTTCCTCTGCTGCCAGAAAGTCATACGTCCTGCGAATCTCATCGGCCAGCCGGAACACTTCATCCGTGACATCCTGCGCCCACCTGCTTCCGTCATAGATGAACCAACTCTTGGGACTGTATCCTTGGGAAAGCTGTGCGCAGTATCTCGCCTTGTGGCCATGCCTCTTGATGAAACGTTGCGCATTGGCCCGGTCAGTTAGGCTTGTCCCAGGATCGAACTCGTTATCCAGGCCAAGACCAACTGCGACGCTGGCTCTGGTAAACCGCTCATCAAGTTCCTTCCTTTCCCTTTCCGCTTTCTTTTGAGCTATTCTGGCCTTCACGTCCTCTGTCATCTCCTGCGGAGGGTAAAGGTCGGAAGCCCTGAAGTCAAGGGCCTTCATTATTTCTTCTGCGCTGCAGCCTTGAGCAAAACACTTCACGCTGATTTTTCCTGTCTGTTCATCATAGGACCACAAACAGGAAGTAGGGTTCTCTCCTTTATGCCCAGGGCACCGGGAGCGGTATTCGTTCGGGCCGGTCTGGCGCGCATCATATTGCTTCAGTGCTTCGATTATTCCTGGCCATTTCGGGTTCAGCAAGTCTAGCCCTCCCTTACGCTCAACTGCTCCTGCTGGCGCATCCAGTCATCCAAGGCTTCCTTTCGGAACAGGACCAGCTTCCCGGCCCGGATATGCGGCACCTCGCCCCGCTTCGCCATCTCTAGCAGCAGCCAATAACTCACGCCAAGATAGGCAGCGGCCTCCTTGGCCTTCAAAGTGGAGCGCTCCAGCGCCCTCATGGTCACGCCCCCCTTTCCGCCAATATTTCCTTGATCGCAGCCTCGATTTTCTCCACTGTTTCAGGTCCCAGCTTTTCTGGCCGCCGCAGCATCCGGGACAGGGTAAACTCTGTGACCCCTATCTTTTCGGCAACCTCCCACTGGTAAACCCTGGCCTTGCGTATCTTTTCCTTGACATTCATCACGGTTCACCCCTCTTTCGCAAGTTTATTTACGCCCTAATTGTTGTTGACAAGGACGCAATTCACTGCTAGAATCAAAGTAACATCACCAGACATTGTTGTCAATGCCTGTGACGAAACTGCAAGGCAGTATGACGCCGGAAGGAGGATTCCTATGGAAAGGCAAGAAAACCCGCCGCGCGATCCGTACTTCAAGCCCTTCCCCACGCGATTGCGCGCCCAGATGGAAGAACGGGAAGCAACTCAACAGATGTTAGCGGATTATGTTGGAGTTACACGTCAAGCCATATCTCTCTACATCAACGGCCAAAGCCTACCGGACATCGAGAAACTGGAAAGAATGGCGGATTACTTCAATGTATCCACGGACTGGCTCCTGGGCAGATCGGAGGCGAAAAACCAAGACAACCATAACACGGTACAGGAAACAGGTCTGTCCGAAGCAGCGGTGATTAAGCTCAAGAACTGGCATGAAAAGCGAACAGAAACAGACAAGAACGGTGTGAGCGTCACAGTAGTAATGCACACGAAGGCCCCCCGTGAGTTAAGCGAACTCATTGAACACCGCCAACTGCGGAAGCTCATTGACCTGATCTGTGCTCTGAAATACATGGCTGGCGACAAACGCCGCCTGCTGGACCGGGAAGCGGTACTTGGGCCGAACAAGATCGAAAGCCTGATGAAAGAAATAGGAAGGAACAACACCAGAGACTACATCATGTTCATGCTGCAGGACACGTTCCGTCAAATGCTAGACGACATAGCACCCTACACGCCGATGGAGGAAGTGAGGCCGGTCACTCAAGCTGATATTGACAAACTACTTTCATAAGGAGGGAAAGGAATGTCAACCGAAAGAAGGCTGAAGGGAACTATCGAGAAGCGGGGAGAAAACAAATACCGCCTGACTGTCTCGGCTGGCTTCGATGCAGACGGCCGTAGAATCAGGCACCGCCGGACCATCACGGCCGCCAATGATCGAGAAGCGGAGACGCAGCTGGCCATGTTCATCGCGGAAATTGAGGGAGGCGGTTATTACGAACCATCCCGGCTGAGGTTCGGTGAGTTCGCCAGGAAGTGGCTGAAAGAATATGCTGAACCGAACCTGGCCCCAAAAACGGTTTTCCGTTACCGGGACATGATTGAGCAGAGAATCATCCCCGCCCTGGGCCACTTGGTCATGGACAAAATCAAGCCGCTGCACATCGTGGAGTTTGAAAACAGCCTCCGGCAGGACGGGGCCAGGCTGGATGGTACGCCTGGAGGTCTATCTGAGCGAACCATCTTGCACCATCACAGGCTCCTGTCCATCATGTTCAATACAGCGGTAAACTGGGGGATATTGAAGGATAGTCCCATGCACAGGGTCCAGGCTCCGCGGGTCAGAAAGAAAAAAGTCCCTTCCTTCAATGAGGAAGAGACTGCTGCCATGCTGAAGGCCCTCGAACAGGAGCCGCTCAAGTATCGAGTGCTGATTCACCTTGCCCTCACAACAGGTTTGAGAAGAGGTGAACTGCTGGGGCTGGAGTGGAGTGACATTGACTTTGAGGAAGGAACCCTGGAGGTAAACCGTGCCAGCCAGTCCTTGCCCGGCCTGGGAACATTCACAAAGGAGCCAAAGACCGAAGAATCTCAGCGGAAAGTCTCTCTACCGGCCAGCACCTTGCAGCTTCTGAAAGAGTATCGCAGGGAGTGGCTCGAACACCGCATGAAGGTAGGAGACCTATGGCAAGGGTCCAACCGCCTCTGGACCACCTGGGACGGCCGGCCGGTCCACGCGCAGACACCCTCGAAATGGTTCACGAAGTTCCTGGAGCGTCACGGCCTGCCGCACATGCCATTCCATGGCCTGAGACACACAAGCGCTACGCTTCTCATTCGCCAAGGAATTGACGTCCGCGCTGTCAGCAGCCGCCTGGGCCACTCCCGCACCAGTACGACGCTAGACGTTTACGTTCACGAATTACGTAGCGCGGACAGGGCTGCCGCAGAAGTTATGGACGCGATTCTTGGGGCCACTTTGGGGTCAAAGAACGCATAATTGGCCCCAAAAATACCAAATGGAACAAAATCCCAAATCCCGGAAAAGCCCATCAAAACGACATTACCGAACTTCACCGAACCACGCAAAACCGCCATTTTCTAGCTCCAAAACCGAGGGCTGCGGGTTCGAGTCCTGTCTCCCCTGCCATTTCTATCTGCGGGTTTATGGAAAGCCCGCCTGGCAAATCTGGGCAAATGGGCACGAGACATTAAGTCTCGTGCTTTTTAT